AAGGCCTCATACTGATCCATATGCTGCAGTTTGCTTTTATCAAGAGCAAACACTCCTTTATGTTCCGCAACAAGCAGTCGCGGTCCATTTAGGCCCAGCATAAGGGAACCGGAACTCAAGATCTCCCTTGCCAGGAGAGTGGCATCTTTATGCGGGTTCAAGGCAGATATATATCTACCTTTTATATTTGACCCATGCATAAAGGAATTGATGGTTGTCTGAACTGCTGTTTTCAATTCGAATTCATCAGTTTTCCATCCCCGTCGTTTTGCGATTGGGTTTGGGACATCCACAAACTCTCCAGTTTTGACAATCGATGCAATCGCTTGTTTAATGATTGTGGTATTTGCTTTTTCAAGCAATGTACTATAAACATTAAAGTAACCAAGCGTTTTTTGCATAATCGAGTATAAGAAGGCAAAGTAGTCCATTTTTCCTTTCCGAGAGAACATAGTTCCCAAGGCTAGGTAGAATGTACTATCTGACCCTTCTGTATACCGCGATTGTCGGGCAAAAGATCTCAACCAAGATATTATGTGCGTTTTGACAATACCTTTCTCTAACATAGAGTAAGCTATTCCAGCACGTCCCATAATACTTGGCTGGGCCATAAAACTGGCCCAGGAGATCGCGGCAACATGGTGTCCGGCATGACCCGTCACTTTCGCAAACTCAAAGGTTTGGTTTTTCGCAATTACACTTTTTGATAAGTTAATTGGAACCCCAAGTTCTTCCATAATAAGAAGATACTCTTGGGCGACACCTTCTTCAAAGAAGACTATGTCGTCACCAAGAACCTCATACCCCTTATACCATGAAGATGGTAGATGGGCAGTTTGCAACTCATGAGGATCAGTAATCCAGAATTTACTGCTCTCTTGTGGGAGGGTCCCTGTTTTTTTCAGGAACCGGATGGCTGCTAATTGTGCGATGTAGTGGTGAGTAACCGCTAACATAGCCCAACTAGAGTAAGCCCCCATAGGTTGCCCAACTTCATAGTGCAAGGTGTCTTGTACATTAAACTCTTTAGATTTAATGACATAACCCCTTGTAACTAGAAGTTTTGCCCATAAAGATCCAAATCCTGGGATTATTTTATCAATAATCTGGGTTTGGAGCGCGATGGGAAGTCGATCCGTAGCGGCCGAAAGGTCGTATCCGAATGACTGTCCCGTCACTGCAACTTTCACCATACATCTTCTAACCGAAGCATGTTGATTGAAAGTCCCATCATTGGGAAGAGTCTTCAGAAATGCAAATAGCATTTCATGTAATGGTTTAAGTGTGGACTGAGTCCATGCATCAACCATTGCGAAAACTCTTACCTTTCCTGCGGCTTCTTTCTTAGTTTGCAATGAACCGATTTGTCGATTCAGCATACCAAGAGTTTCTTGCATTACAAAGTCATTCACTAAATGTGAATTCATGGCTATGTAATTTAAGAAACCGGCCAAGTGGTTATTACCACTTAGTCGAAGGAAGTCCAGAATAAGATGGAGATGATTGTGTGCTGCGAGCGGCACAACATCTGCAATGAATCCCAGCCAACTAACGCGAGTTGTTGCTGAGGCGCTCTCCAAGAAGAGGAACCGGGCTTTACCGAAGAATCGAGATGTATCGAAATTAGATGGATTAATAATATATATTATTTCTTCCGCTACCCGATTCACTGATTCTAAGGACACAGTCATTGGATCTGTGATGGTTGACAATTTTAATGTACCCGGGACATAGATTACTCTATAAACCGAATACAATGTTAACCACCATCGAATGACTGATGGCGACGAGTTTAGGAGAATCAATCTTCTATCCCGAATAGGGATGAATTTTGGTAATCCACACGTCGCAAGCCCCGGGAATGGCAAGGATGGGTCCAATTGGTTCAGAGAACTAACTGGAGTTCCAGCAATGGCCTTTTGGATTGCTAGTTGAGAAGTTTTTAAATACTTCACAACATATGCAGGTCCATGGTGCCGGTTCATATTTTGAATATGAACGAGGAACGCATGAAGTTGTCTTAGTCGAGAGGAGTATTTCCCTTTGAATGGAAAGCAGGCTCCGAATATTCGGAAACCTAATTTCTTAAAAAGGACTGAAATATGAGGATAAGGGAGTTTTCGCAAAACGGTTTTACCGAAACGATTTCTCACTTTCTCCTTTAATCTCAAGGCTACCAGAGTACCCTCCTTTGAAATCACCTTAAAGAAGCTGTCGATGATCTTCTTCGAATAGGTAAACCTATTGTCAGAAGCACGCGCTTTCCGGTTAGGATTTCTCGACCGACTAGAGGTAGACATACCTCTTGTAAGGGGTTTCCCCCCTGGTTTGGTCTGAGACCCTGATTTTACAGGGCTTACATTGGTTGGAGAAACCACTCCACCCTTCTCAGCAAGTCTAATAATAGACTTCATCAGAAATCTGATGTAGGGAAGGCATCTTCTTAGCGCGATTACCATCCGGACAATTATTAGCAAGGCAGTCATGCCAAGGTAATAATGCACGGGGTAACCCAATCCATACACAAGGAAATTTTCCAAGTGGAGGAAGTGCAAGAAGGATAACAATC